ATGACCTTATCTTTTGATTACAGAAGAAATGATGCAAAGATTAAATGGTTACAAAAGAAGATAGAAACTGAAACAGATGAATATAAATTAGAGTGTTATAAAATTGATTTAGATGAAAAAATCTATTCTAAAGCAAGTATGGAACAAGTTGCAAAAGATAGAATGAGAGAAATTAATATGTGGTCTAAATTAAAATTAGAATTTGATGATGGAACATTTGATACTAAAAATGTAAACACCCATCAATTAGAGTCTTATCATAAAATGTATTTAAATAAGGCAAAAACCATTACCCCAGGTACATCAGAAGCTGAAGTATTTAATATTGTAGGTCAACTTGAAAGTCTTGAAAGAATTCAAAAGACTGGAGAACTTGCAGGGAATAAAACAGAACAGTTACCACAATACGGAAAGCAAATAAAATAAATTAAAATAATGAATTTTAATTTTACATTTTTAGGACAATCTATCCTACGATATGAAACTCCCATTGATATTTTTAATAGTATTAATTTAATTTACGAACAAAAATTTAATCAATTAGAACCAGCTAATAAACAGTTGGTTGGTAAAATTAAAAATGAACATTCTTTATTTTATGATGGAGAAGATGAATCTAAAATGAAAAGACATAATTTATTTCCAAATAATGTACTTGATTGGTTTATGTCTATGTTTCATCATTATTTAGAATTTAATCATATTAGAGATTATAAAACACATCTTAATTCAATATGGATCAATGAAATGAAAGCTCATGAATATAATCCTGTGCATGTTCATCAAGGAAATTTGTTTACTGGATTATCTTCTGTAATGATTTTAAAATTACCAAATACATATGGTGTAGAATATTCAGCAGAACAAGCTCCACAAAATGGAAAGTTACAAATATTAGGTGCATCTAGTGGTCAGTTTGCAAAAATAGATTATGAACCACCGATGAAACTTGGAGACTTCTATATATTTCCATATGACATGAGGCACTGTGTATATCCATTCAATGGAACAGATGAAACAAGAAGAACATTAGCAGCAAATTGTGATGTTCTTTATAACCCAATACTTAATAGAGGAGCACAATGATAATCACAGAACCAAAATGGAAATCGTTGATTGTTGAAACAACAGGTCCAATATTTACACCAGAACAATGTCAATTAATTATAAATGCAGGAAGATCCGAACCACCACAATCAGGACAAGTTGGAGGAGGTCAAGGTGGAGTAGTAGATACTAAAACTAGAATTTCACATATCAGCTGGATACCATTTAATAAACTTCCTGAAATGTATAAAACTTTAGAAACAATTATGAAAAAAACTAATAATAATCATTTTGGATTTGAAGGAATGCAAATTACAGAACAAGCTCAATATACAGAATATCCAGCAGGTGGTTTTTATGATTGGCACATAGATTCTGACGTTGTTGGGATAAATGAACCACCGGTGCGTAAAATATCTATGACTTGTTTATTATCACATGAATCTGAATTTGAAGGTGGTGGACTTGAATTAATGTCGGATGGAAAAATTGCAAGACCTAAACAAGGACAAGCTATTTTCTTTGCAAGTTTTGTTAGACATAGAGTCGTACCTATTACAAGTGGAGTTAGAAAATCATTAGTAATGTGGTTTGGAGGACCTTCTTTTAAATGAACAGAGAATTATATTTCCCAACACCAGTGTATGTAAAAGATATCAATGATCTAACTTTGAATAAACAATTAGAAAGAGATATCATTACATGGTCAAACCAAGATAAAGGTTTACGAAGAACTAATGTGAATGGTTGGCATTCAACAACGGATATGCATGAAAAGCCAGAATATAAAAAATTAGTTGATTTATTATTTGAAGCACAAGGACATATTTATAAAGAAGAAATGTTATCTTCAGAACCATTTTTAGGTAATATGTGGGCAAACATTAATCCTCCAGGTGGATATAATATGCCTCATATTCACCCTAATTCTTTATGGTCTGGAGTTTATTATGTTAAAACTTCTAAAGATTGCGGACATTTGAAACTAGAAGATCCAAGATCTGTTTCTCTAATGTCTAGACCAAAACATGTTGAGGGACAACTACCAGCGAGACTTTGGAGAGAAGCTCATTTTGAACCTGTAGCAGGACGCTTGATTATGTTTCCATCTTGGGTTAATCATTGTGTAGACCCAAATATGTCTAATGAAATTAGAATATCAATATCATTTAATTTTTTACAAAGAAACTTTGTTGTATGAGTTTTCATTTAACTAAATACCAAGTTATTAAAAAAGCAGTATCTTATGATCTTGCTAATTTTATATTTAATTATTTTCTTCTAAAAAGAGATGCAGTTAATTTTATGTATCAGAATAATATTGTCCCTGAGCATTCTTTATTTGGTACATGGAAAGACAAACAAGTTCCAAATGTATATTCACACTATGCAGACTTTGTTATGGAAACATTACTAATGAAAGTAATGCCAATTATGGTTAAAGAAACAAATCTTAATTTAATACCTACGTACTCGTACGCGCGCGTATACGAAAAAGGTTCTATTTTAAAAAGACATAAAGATAGACCTTCATGTGAGATATCTACAACATTAAATTTAGGTGGAGATCCATGGGCTATTTATTTAGATCCAACAGGAAGTAATAATGTAATTGATGAGTATAAAAACATAATGAAAACAGATGCACCAAAAGGTGTTAGAATAGATCTAGAACCAGGTGATATGTTAGTTTATTCTGGTTGTGAATTAGAACATTGGAGAGAAGAATTTACAGGTAATGTTTGTGCTCAAGTTTTCTTACATTACAATCATTTAAATGGTCAGTTTAAAAATGACAATCTTTATGATAAAAGACCTTTCTTAGGGTTACCACCAACTACTAAAAGATAGTGTAAATCAACCAATTTGGTGGTATAATAACTTATGCCATTAAAAAAAATACCGGTAGCACCAGGATTTGATAAACAGGATACTGCATCTCAAGCGGAAGGTCGCTGGATAGATGGAGATAACGTACGTTTTCGTTATGGAAATCCTGAAAAAATAGGTGGTTGGTCACAGATTTTAGCAGAAACTTTAGTAGGAGCTGCTAGAAACCAATGGATATGGTCAGATTTAGAAGGTAATAGATATGCTGCAATAGGTACTAATAATATATTAGCTATTTATTTTGAAGGTGCTTTTTATGATATTACTCCATTAGATACAGCTCTTACTTCTTGTACATTTAATACAACTACAGGTTCTGCAACAGTAACAGTTAATAAAGTTGATCACGGTTTAACAATTGGAAGAATAGTTAGATTTAGTTTTGGAACACTTCCAACAGGTTTTTCAGCTGCTAATTTTACTAATGCTTTTGAAGTTAAAACTACACCCACCGCTAATACATTTACAATAACTATGCCTGTTGTTTCATCAGCAACAGCATCAACATCTGGAACTGCGACTTGTAGTCCTTACTATTATTTTGGTCCATTTAATCAAACTTATGGTTATGGTTTTGGTACATTTAATTGGGGTGGTTTTAGTTCAACAGTTACTCAAAATGCAATTAACGTAATGGGTGGAATAAATAACTCAACCACAACTATAGTAGTTGATTCTACAACAGGCTTTGCTGCAACAGGTACATTATTAATAGATTCAGAATTAATTACTTATACTGGTAAAACTGCAACGGATTTTACAGGTTGTGGAAGGGGAGCAAGTGGTACAACTGCAGCTGCACATGCTGATAATACAATTGTTTATAATGCATCAACTTTTGTTGGTTGGGGACAAGCTTCAACAGTAGCAGCAGCTATTAATTTAGATCCTGCTAATTGGTCTTTAGATAACTTTGGTCAAATATTAATAGCAACAATGCACAATGGTCCAACATTTACTTGGAATCCATCAGCGATAGATGCTTTAAACACAAGAGCAGTTATAAATGCTTCAATGCCACAAAAATCAGTTATGACTATAGTATCTGATAGAGATAGACATTTAATACATCTTGGAACTAATGAAACATTGCCAAATGGTGTACAAGATAAAATGCTTATAAGATTTTCAGATCAGGAAGACTTTAATGTTTATGCTCCAACATCAACAAATACTGCAGGTACATTTAGATTAGATGCTGGAACAAAAATTGTAGCAGCTATTAGAGCAAAGGATTATATATTAATACTTACAGATGATGCTGCTTATTCAATGCAGTTTGTAGGACCACCTTTTACATTTAGTATTAGAAAGGTTGGATCTAATTGTGGATGTCTTGGTCAGCATGCAGTAGTCTTCGCACAAGGTATTGTATTTTGGATGGGGGATTCTGGTGGTTTCTTTGCATTTGATGGTACAGTTGTATCTGTTCCAAGTTTAGTAGAAGACTTTGTGTTTACAACAACAGGTGATAATTTAGGAATTAATTATGATGCAAGTGAAACAGTATTCGCAGCTCATAACAGTTTATTCCAAGAGATAATGTGGTTTTATACTAAATATAATTCTACTGAAATTGACAGAGTAGTAACATATAATTATGGTGAAAAAGTTTGGACAACGGGCACTATGTCGAGTGCAACAGTTGGTTCTCAATCAAGAACAACCTATGCAGATGCTTCAGTATATGATCATCCTCATGCAACTAAGTTTGTCGCGGCAGCCACGCCAACCTTTCCTATTGTAAATGGTATATCACCAGGTGCGTCTATTTACTATGAACATGAAGTAGGAGTAAATGAAGTAGCTTCCTCAGGTACTATAACTGCAATTCCAGCTAACATTAGATCAGGAGATTTTGATTTAGATATAGATGGAGATGGAGAATACTTCTTATCAGTTAAAAGATTTATACCTGATTTCAAAACATTAGATGGTGATTGTAAAGTAACATTGTTTTTAAGATCTTACCCAGCAGATACTACAGTTGCACAGGGTGAGACGTTTATAGGTCCTTTTACTGTTAATTCTAGTACAGATAAGATAGATACGCGAGGGCGCGCGAGACTTGCTAGTATTAAGATAGAGAACGATGCTATAGATACTAATTGGCGATATGGTATTTTTAGAGTAGATATACAACCAGACGGAAGAAGATAATGGCTAAAATAGATTTTTACGTACCAGAACCATCAGAGGTATATAACAAAGATACACAAAGACAAATTTTACAAGCATTAGATACTTTAAAAACGCAATTGAACACAAGTTTTAACGAAGAGGTTCAGGAAAACTTACAGACTTTATCTTGGTTTTTAATAGGAACAGGAAGAAAAAGTCATCTAGTACCTGTTAATAATTTTACAGTATCGATTACAGGAAGGCAACTTGCTATAACTGTTGCATCTGTTACAGTGGTAACCACATGACAATAGTCTATAAAGTAAAAGGATATAATTTAACAACTTCAACACTTACAACAGTGTTAACAATAGATGCATCATCAAGAGCAATAGTTAAAGAAATAACTATTGCAAATGATACTAATTTTGCAAGTGAAATTGATTATTTTATTTATGATAGTTCTGAAGCTACAGCTTATAAATTTTACCACACTGCCGTA